TAACACTGCACAGTGAGCAATAATACTGACCACTGTATTGTAATTAAAGAATCCTAGATAGTTTGCCGCTAGGAATCCAAAAAATACACTCCATACAGTAAACAATACTAACATGAAATATGTTTGAAGGCTTGGGTCAGGTATATACTTTAAAGGATTGTATCTAACATCCATTACTCTTCTCCATGCATTTACAAAACCAAATAAAGTTCTTCTAAACAAACTTGGTTTTTTCATCATTGGTTCTATTTTACTCATTTCATTCTCCTATGTGATTTCTCACAAATTCTTTTATCACATGAAGACCAACTGATGCCCATGTGATTACTATTAGACTCCATACTAATAACTCAATCACTTAAACTTACACTCTGACATAATCTCGGTGAGACATGCAGTGAAGTTAATCTCTGAATCCATTGAGAATGCAGATTTGTATTGATAGTCTGCGATGATTAATACACATGCAGGTATAGAACTAGGTTCTAATTTAGATTCAAGTGCATTGAAAACTTTTCTGTAAAGTGTATTGAAATCATTATCAGAATTTTGACCGACCCACTTTCTCATGTCTGACCATTTCTTATCTTTAAGCATGTTGATTAGTGGTGTAAGTTTCTCTTCTGACAATGTAGATAGTAATCCACTATCGATAACACCACTTGCACCATATCTTTGAATTTCATTTAGACATCTTCTGAAGTCTGGAAAGAATTTCATAATAAGTTCTGCAAGGACTTTATTGTCTGCTTGAATACCCTCTGCATCACAAATCTCATTGCATCTTTTCATCATTTGTTGTGCAAGGATTGGTTTGTCTGAAGGTTTGATTAAGAAATCAATTACTGTTGTTCGTGAGTGTAGAGGTGGAATAATTCTATTCTTGTAATTACAAGTAAAGATAAATCTGCAATTAGATGAGAACTCTTCTATAAAGTTTCTCAATGCAGGTTGCACTGAATCAGCAGATATATAATCTGCCTCATCTAGTATCACGACTTTAGGTCCACCTGAAAGTGATACTGTTGATGCAAAGTTTTTGATTTTAGTCCTGAGTGTATCAATCAATCTGCCTTCGTCTGAACCGTTTATAACAATGAAGTCTGCACCAAGTTCATTACATAATGCTTTTGCAATGGTTGTTTTACCACAACCTGCAGAACCACATAACATAAGATTTGGTATTTGTTCTTGTTTAACAAACTCTCTGAAAGTAGATTTGATTGATTCAGGAAGAATCGTGTCCTCAATATTTTGAGGACGATATTTTTCTACAAATAAAAATTCTTGATTCATAATTAGATGTTAAAACCCCTCCGAATTAACTGTTGTAAGAACCCTTGAAGATTGATGAGATTTCTTACATCCCGAGTATAGAGCTGAGACTAATTTAACCCTATTCACACTATTATATATATGTCTATTGACCATATTTTGAATCAGGTTCAAGTGCAATAAAGTATTCTAACTCTATATCTTTGTTGTTGAAGTGTGAAATACCTTTAGAAGATACTGAAACTGAATAGTTTCCTTCTAACACTTTCAAATTATCAATCTTGAAATTGAAAGTAAACGGTGTTCCGTCTCCTGTGCCTACAGTTCTACTGAATGAATTAGATGTTGCATTCTTTTTATCAGTCACTTCCAATGTCATGGTAGTTCCGTCTGATTTAAGAATCAAATCATTCACACCTAGAACACTAGCTGCCTTGTTTAAATCGTTTAGAAGTGATGATGAAACATCGAAAGATACTTCCGCATCTGGCATTGTTATCATCTTCTCTGGTGATGTCACCATTCCTTCACTTGCATAAAAGTATGCCAATGCAGAATTTGTATCTGAGATTGTCACACTTGCATCACCGAATTTAAAGTCTGCATCTTCTAAAAGAGAAGTTGCACCTAAGAATTCAGGTAGATTGTAGATTGAGAAATCCTGTGGAAACTCTTCGTCTACTGTTGCAACTGCCAGAATGTTTTTCATATTTGAAATTGTCTGCAGTTTTTTACCACTGGTAACTTTAATACCAGAATTTATTGTTGAGAAGTTCTTTAGAACATCCCTCGTATCATTACTAATTTTCATCACTTGTTAGCCTCCTTATTTGCTTTATCGTGAACATGTAGCATAAACAAAGCATAATGTAAAACCTTTAAGAGGTCTGCTCTATTCTTCCCACCTTTTTTACCGTATCGTTGTGCATATTTCATTATGTTTCCGATACAAAAACCCTCACCATGTCCTGAATCTATAATAAATTCAGTAGATTGGTATTTGTTAAGAGAGTAATGTTGGTCATAAGTCTTATCGATATAAGAGGCAAGTTCCGTTAGGGACTTGTCCTCATTATATTTGTAGTCGATTGTAGTCTTTTTACCAAACATATTAATCATTATACTCTGAAGTCTCTGATTCGTCAATGGGGTTTTCCTCAGTTAGAGAAACACCCTCATCGATTTTAGTGTAGAGGTCAAGAATAGACATTCTAGTCTCTTCATCAAACCTTGAAATACACATTTCAATAGACTTCATTCTATCATCAAACATTCTGAATGCATTGACAATGTGAACAAGTCTTCTTGTTGTAATCACATCATCGATAGCACCTTCATAGAAGGTTTTTCTGATAATGTCTGCCCAATCTACCAACTTGGTAGTGAACTCTGAATCGACTGCACCAGTTAGTGCCATTTCTTTTTCAAGAATTTTCTTTTCAACTGACACTGGTGGATATTCTTGTTGCATTGTAATCGCAAATCTTTCTAACATTGCCTCATTCATGATTTGAGTTCCGATGAACTTGCCATCTTCTGAACCTTGACCTTTAGTATTTGCAGTTGCAAGAATTGTAAAACCTGGTTTAGGTGTCACCCACTCTCCAGTTTTTTTGATTAGATATCCTTTACCTTCAAGAACTGATTGTAAACACATCAACTTGTTTGAACCAAGGTCGACTTCGTCTAATAGAAGTACAGAACCTTTTCTCATTGCCTTGATAACAGGACCTTCTCTGAAAGAAATGTTGCCATTAACAAGTGTGTGACCACCCATTAAATCATCTTCATCAGTTTCAATAGTCACATTGACTCTGAAAAGTTCTCTCTTTAAAGAGGCACAAACTTGTTCAATCATTAATGTTTTACCATTACCTGAAAGACCAGTCACAAACACTGGAAAGAATATTCCAGATTTGATTATGTTCTTGACATCTTTGAAATGTCCGAAAGGAACATAATTAGTCATTTTCTCTGGAACAATTTTGACATTGTCTTCGAGTATATTAACCGACTCTGTTTGAGCCGCAACTGGCATATTACCAACAGGCATAGATGCCATTGGCATAACAGGTTGTGGTTTCACTGGCATTGGAATGACATTGGTCATTAATGCAGATAAATCAAATATCGATGCATCAGAATTTCTGAATGGATATTTGGTTGATTTGACCCAATATGGGACAGCACCAACATTCTCTAAATCTTCTTTAGAGAATGAAGTTTGGTCTGGATAGACCGATTGTAAAGTCGCGACAAACTCTTGTCTGTCAGGACTCATTCTAAAATCTTTACCATTTACTGATATAGATTCCGTCATAGTTGAATAACTCATATAGTCTCCTTTTCTTTGTTATTATTTCTCATCATTTGGATATGGTATCAAAAAGTGATACGCATTGGCAACCGCCTACTCGCATATTCTTAGAATCCTCTCTAAGTCTTTTTCAATTGATACCATACCTTTTACTTTTTTAGAGTATGTTTCCATTTCTCCGTTGTTAACCCAAAATCTGAATGCTTTGCATTCGACTTTTTCTTCGGCACATTGTTTAATTCTAGGGCAATCAAACTGAACGCAAGGACTTGGTCCTACATCCATGACTGCATCTGCAAACTTTGAATATGAACTATCGAAGTTGTGGTAATATGCCTGGTCTACTTGTAATGGGTCTCTTGTTTTCATTATGCTATCTCCTTTATGAATTCATTTGTTAAAAATCTTGATGTTGATTTAGACTTTTGGTTTTTCTTAAAGGCAGTTGTTAGTTTACCTTTCTTCGCACCAATTAATTCTTCATCAAGTTCGTCTTCACCAGAAACAACTAAAGTAGTTGAACCAGTAGTGAATAGTTTTCCGTACCCTTTAGTTTCCCAAACAGTACCAGTTTTTCTAGTTTGTAACCAAGCAGAGTTGTCTGAATAATCCATATCTTGACCTATCGTGCTCATAAGATTCATGAAGTCTTGCTTTCTGCCACAAACAAAGTAACCAGTTGTTATAACTCCTGTTTCTGATTTTAACCACTCTAAGATGTTTTGAGTTCTCTCAAAATCTCCTCTTCCGTATCTGTCTGTTTCATAGTCATAAACTTTTCCAGAATATGGGTCAACTATTTTTCTTTTCTTTTGAGTCATCCATCTGTCACCTTCACCTATTTGTTCTGCAATTTGTTTCTCCTCTTCTTTATCAGGATAGAGGCAGTCTGCTCTGTGACTATAACCATCAGTGATGATTGTTAGAATTGATTTCTCAATTCCGTATGAACTGTTGAATTCTGGAATTAGGTTTCTCATTCCAACCAAACACTGGTCAAGAGGAGTTCCACCCAAACCATATCCTGCTGGGTGATTATATCTTGTGTTCCAGTAATAACCTTGTGGGTCAATGTAGTCAGCACCTTCAAACCATTCATTGAATGCTTCTGCTTTCTTTTCGAAACCTCTCTGATGATAACTTCCGATATCAGAAGTATAATGTTCATTGTAAAGACCACCAAGAATTGTTATTGCATCTAAGTATTCTTTTGATTTCATTTCGTTAGAGAAAATTTCAACAAGTCTGATATTGCCTTCGTCTCTGTCCCAACCATATCTTGAATTGTGCATGATTTGGTCAGAGAACAAGTATACTCTGAAAGGTATCTCAACCTTTTTACAGAACATTGCAAGTATCAATGATTGTTCTAATAAGTCCATAACTTCACCACAAATTGAACCAGACCAGTCAAGTAGAACTTGAACACCATGATTCTTTCCGTCTGGAAGATATGTCATTCTTTTGAAAACATCATCAACGATTTGGTACTTAGCAAGTCTATTCATATCTAACTTACCAGTTTTACCAGTAAAGGCATGTGCTTGAGCAAGAGCAGCTTGTTTCATTTCAAACTCTTTTGCCATATGCATGACTACCTTTTTGTTTTTATCAACTAATTTTCTGCCAGAAACTTCTGCCATCTTTTTAGTTTTTTCAGTTTCTAAATCTCTGAATTCATCATTGTCTAATGTCTCACCACTTTTGTCTTTTCCTTCAAAGAAGTTTTTCCAATCTTGTCTCACTCTCTTATAAGGATAAACAATATCAGTCATTGCTTTTGATTTCATTTTTTCTTTCAGATTGATATGAGTCATAATCACATTACTATCTGAAATAAATTGTTCTTCATTGTTATGTGCATTGTGTTCAGTGATAGACTCTCTAGCACCATCTTCTGAATCGTAATTCTCTGCATCATAACCGAGACCACCTTTTCTACCAGTATCTTTTCTTTCGTCTTCAGATTCTTTATCGGTTTCTTCTTCACCAGAATCTTCAGTGTCTTCTACATCTGGAAGATTGTCTTCGTCTGAATCTTCTTCTGAATCCATATAATCATCATCGTATGAATCTGAACCATCTTCGAAGTCTTCATCGTTTTGATTTTCTTCTTCTTCGTCTGACTCTTCATCATCACCGATATCGAACATTTGAGGAACTAATTTTTCATCGTCTTCAGTTCTTGTTTCATTTTCTTTAGACCATTCATAGATTGCAGTTGCACATTCTTCGACTTCTTCCCAAGTCTGACAAGACATTGCCCAATCTAAGAACTTTTGTTCTTCATCAGTTAGTTTGATGTTGACTCTCTGACCACATTTAGTAATCAAATTGATTTTATCAATCAGTGAAGTTTCTTGTATGTTTCTTGTATTAACACCGAAGAAATCGATGTCCATTAATTCGTTGTATGCTTTAAAGAAAGATTTTCTAAGACCAGGATAAGTCTCTTTAATCATTCTCTCAATTCTAACATCTTCAACAACATTCAAATACCCTTTAAGAGTTTTGTTTTTTGTCACTGCAGAATGAACACCTTCATAAGGTGTATTCAATGCATGTGAAACTTCGTGACCCATAAACAAGTCATAAAGTTCTGGTGAAATGTCTTCTTTAAGAATAGGACAACATAGTATTCTATTCTTCAAATCAAAGTATGCAGTAGGAACTTTCCTATGCACGATTGTTAAGTTTTCCTTTGCAAGTAATTTTGCAAGGTTGTCTTTTTGTATTAGTAGTTTCTCAGTCATAAGGTAATGGTATCAAAAAGTGCGTAGCAATGTCAACGCTTGAGTTGAATAAATTTTCTCCTTGATTTGGAGAACTGTTTCATAGGTGATTTGAAGATGATTTCTTCTTTAGTTCCAGTCTTAATATAACCAACTAGATGTCCAGCATCATTGACCATATAAGTGTGATTAGATATGTTCCAATCTGTTATTTCTTTAAGATATTTCATAATCTCTCCTCATCAATATGCAACCATGGTATCAAAAAGTGATACGCATTGGCAACCACTGAGGTTATAGATTATCTTATAAGTCGAATTGGGAGAGGTTTGGGTCGTCTGTTTGAAGGTCGGTAAGTATGTTTTCTGGTTTACCAGTGTACCATTGTGCAATAGTATATCGACTGTTCCGTCTCACTGGAGACACTCCATGAAGCGTGGAGACACCACGGAAGACAACTGACTGA